AGTCGCAGCTCCGGTTAGCGAATAAGAGTGCGGCTATGGGAATCTTCCTTGGCAAGCAATATCTTGGACAGAAAGATGACAAGTACGAATACAACGAGGAGATTTTAAAGTTGAAGCAGAGAGAACAACAACGCAAAGAAGAGGGATGGTAATATGGCTAAACCGTGGGCAATGCGCCTGTATCAGTCAAAAGCATGGGCAGATCTGCGGCAGACATTAATTGCGGAAAGAGGTATGCGCTGTGAGGAATGTGGCAGAATACTTTTAAGATCATCTGAAATTGTTGCGGATCATATCAAAGAGCTGACGCCGGACAATGTGACAGATCCTGCTGTTGCATTGAATCAGGAAAACATTAAGCTAATATGTGAAGATTGCCACAACCGCAAGCATGTGCGCTTTGGCTATGTCAACAAAGAGGTGTTTATCATATACGGGGCGCCATGCAGCGGAAAGACAACGATGGTTAATCAACTGCGACAGCGAGGCGATGTAATTGTCGACATGGATAGACTATACAGTGCCATATCAGGATGTTCGCTGTTTGATAAGCCGGACAATCTGCGTCAGGTAATATTCCGGACAAGAGATGCGTTGCTGGATATTATACGAACGCGCTACGGCCGTTGGTACAATGCATATATCGTTGGCGGGTATCCGCATAAGGCCGCAAGGGAAGAACTGGCGCGTAGATTGAATGCAAAATTGATTTACTGTGAGGCAACAAAGGAAGAATGCCTTGCCAGAGCGGAGTTAAGAGGAACTTTTGCGAAGGAATATAAAAAATATATTCTGAAATGGTTCGATGAGTATCAAAAGTAGCCCCCCGGGAGTCAATACAGAGGGGTGCCATGGCCGAATCGGCGAGATAACCCTTTTAACATCCGCATGGAATTTTTGACTTTTTAAACCTGAGTTTTTGTTCGAGGAAAAGCGATGAAAACAAGCGAAATTAAGGTGAATACAAGCGAAATAAGGCAAGAATATGAGAGATTGAAGGGGTTATTTGAGGATTCGGATGAAAAGCTGCTGGCGGTAATGGAAGGCCTGTTTTGGGAGGCGGCAAGATGCCGGGTTGAACTGGATAGACTGCATGAAATTGCCACCGCATCAGGGCTGATTTTGATTGATAAAAACAATCCGATGCGACAAAAGGAACTGCCTGTCAGTCGGCAGCTTGTGAGAACGAGGGCAAGCTATTTGAATCATATGTCTGCAATTGCAAAAGCGTTAGGGAAAACACTTTCAGACGATTACGAGGATGATGGATTTGAGGACTACGAATAAAGAAAAACCGATGTTAGCGCCATTGTGCAGCTGGCTGCACTTGTACTGGAATAAAATAAAGTCAGGTGAAATAATAGCTGGGCTGCATGTCCGGCAGGGAATGCAACGGTTTTTAGATGATTTTGAAGATCCTCAGGTTTTGATTGATTTATCCGATTCGGCAAAACGGATCCGTTTCATCGAGACGGAATGCAAACTATACGAAGCACCGTTTGCCGGTAAGCCTTTTAGGTTAGAGTTGTTTCAAAAAGCGATTATCGAAAGCATATATGCGATCAAAGTTTGGAATGAAGAGGCGGGAAGATACATCCGGAAATATCAAGATGTACTGATTGTCATAAGTCGTAAGAACGGGAAGACACCGCTTGTGGCGGCAATCAGTCTTTCGGAATTTATCTGCGGTGAAGTTGGGACTAAGGTTCTGTTCGGATCTAATGATTACGAACAAGCGGACTTAGCGTTTCAGGCGGCAGATGCTATGCGGGAAGAATCGCAGCGCATTGCTAAGGTCACACGGCGGAATATTAAAGGGATTTTTTTTGGCAAT